GGAATACCTCAGTGGTGGAAGACATCACTAACACTGATTATATGGGTGAGATCGCTTCTTACGGCGATAGCGTCAAGATAATCAAAGAACCAGAAATCACAGTTTCAGATTACGCTCGTGGCACAGCAGTTGCGGCGCAAGATCTGAGCGATGCTGATTTCTCTCTGATCATCGATCAGGCGAACTACTACATGTTCAAGATCGACGATATCGAAGCCGCACACAGCCATGTTAATTTCATGGACTTGGCGACTGACCGTGCCGCATTCAAACTGCGCGATTCTTATGACCAAGAAGTACTAGGTTACTTGTCTGGTTTTGAGAAGAGTGGTGGTAACTGGATCGCTCGTACAGCCGCTAACGGTACTAAGGCTGACTCAGCCGCTGGTGCTGACGAACTGTTGCTTGCTAACAAGTTGGACATCACTGATTTCGGTGGTTCTGATCTTGGTGGTTCAGCAGATGCTGATACTCACGCTTTGACTTCTATCCCTCTAGCCGCTGGTGGCGGTGCTGGTGCAATCACTAGCCCTCTTGCAGTTCTTAACCGTATGGCTCGTAAGATGGATGAAGCTAACGTGGACACAGCAGATCGTTGGTTCGTAGCAGACCCAGTGTTCTATGAGCTATTGATGGATGAGAACTCTAAGTTCGTTGACGCCGACTTCGGTGGTGGCGATGAGATCCGCAATGGTCGAGTAGGCAATGGTCTTATCCGTGGCTTTAAAGTGTACAAGTCTAACAACTTGCCATACTTCGGAACTGGTGCAGGAACTTCTTCTGCTACAGGTTCAGAAGATAACTTTGGTGTAGTTGTAGCTGGACACCAGTCTTGTGTAGCTACTGCACAGCAGTTGGCTAAGACTGAAAGCTACCGTGATACAGCTTCATTTGCTGATATCGTTCGTGGTATGCAGTTGTACGGCCGTAAGATCCTTCGTCCAGAAGGTCTGATGGTTGCTCATTACAACGTAGCATAACTGACTTAGGGGTAGCCTTCTTAGGAGGGTTACCCCTTTTCTATATCAATTCAGAGTAATTTAACCAATGCCATCTACTTATCTTGACCTCACTAACAAACTGCTTCGTAAGATTAACGAAGTAGAAATATCTGAGGCAGACTTCTCCAATACGCGAGGTGTGCAAACACTTGCTAAGGACGCTATTGCAGATGCTATTGGTCAGATTAACCAAGCTGAATACGAGTGGCCGTTTAACGCCGCTCAACACACACAAGTTTTAGCAGTCGGGCAGGAAGAGTATTCTTGGCCGGAGTACTTCAAAGTTGTTGATTGGAACAGCTTCCAGATCCAGAAGAATGATTCATTAAACGTCCATCACAAGATGTTAGAGTTTATGGATAGGGATGTTTATTACAAGCAACATAAGAGTACGGATGATGATGCGGGTGCTGTAGGAATCCGTTGCCCGGAGTATGTAGCTCCATCACATGGTAATGGCTACATTGTAAGCCCTTCACCTGACAAGCAATATACTGTTCAGTTTAAATACTACATGAACAACGTAGGCTTGACCCTACATTCGGATCAAACACGCATTCCATCCACATATGACAACGTGATTATCGATGGCGCTTTGTACTACATGTACATGTTCCGAGATAACCCCGAAGCCGCTGGTGTATCTATACAGGTTTTCCAGCAGGGCATTAAAAACATGCAGGGTATTTTCATTAACAAATACGAGCGAGTTTACGACACACGGATCTCTAAAAATTCTAAACTGAGCCCCGAATACATAGGTCTCTAACATGGCAGATCGCGTACAGTCCTACAAAGTTATTTGCGGCGGGGGCCTAAACAGTAACGAAAATCATCTTGATTTGAGTGAAAATAGCCCGGGTGCCGCAACAAGATTGGTTAATTACGAAGTTAGCCTGTTTGGTGGGTATCGTCGGATTGAAGGTTTCACTCCGTACAATAGAAACTTAAACCACCAAGAAGTTGACCCGGCAAATACTGAAGGCAAGATACTATCAGTATCTATCCACAAGGATGACAACCTAGATTCTACGATTGTTATAGTATCTAGAAAGGTGAAGAAGTTTACCTACGTTGCCACCGCAGGGCAGACAGTTTTTTCTGGAGCGGACTCAAATTCCAGAACACTAGCTAATAACAATATCGCTAACACGATAGTTAAAAAGACTAGTGGGGATACCACCACTACAGTGTCAGGATCCACCCTAGACGCAACAAGTGTAACCTTATCTTCTGGCGCTTTAGCCGGGGATATAATCGAGGTAGATACTAACGAGTACAAGTTCTACCGATATGTACCTTTCGCGGCGTGGGCAGAATACACAACCGGGGTTGTACATAAGTTTAAAGATGGTGTCCGTGAGGTTAAGAAACTACGACACGTTAGTTTTAACTTCGGAGATGGTAACAAGATTTGTTTTGTTGATGGCGTTAATAACGCTGTTGTTTTTGACGGAACTAACTGGAAGGCAATTAGTCCTTCTAACAACGGGGGCAACTCAAGCCCCGGTGGTAACCAAGCACTAGAGCGACCAGAATTAGTAGACGCATTTGAGAACCACTTGTTCTTAGGCGGAGACAGAGTAGCCCAAGCAACTATTGCTTATTCGGCTCCACTAGATCCACTGACGTTTACCGCCGCCGCTGGCGCTGGGCAGTTAGCAATCGGTTTTGACGTAGTACAGTTCAAACCCTTCCGAGATGATTTATTTGTTTTTGGTACTAACGGTATCAAGAAAGTTTCCCCCGACGTAACCGCCGGGTTTGTTCTAGACCAGATCACGACCAACGTAGGTTGTATTGCAAGGGATTCGGTGTTGGAGTTAGGGGGTGATCTTGTCTTTCTAGCACCTGATGGATTACGGCCGGTAGCTGGTACAAGTAGAATTGGTGACGTTGAATTAGAGACAATCTCTAAACCGATCCAGCAACTACTGACAGCCCTACCACAGGATTACGATCTAGAAACACTCAACGGGGTAGTTATCCGAAGTAAGTCTCAATTGAGATACTTTGTAGGGGATGACGATATATTCACCCAAGATAGCTTCGGCATCATCGGCGGTCTACGATCAGCAGACCAAAGGCTAGGCTGGGAGTTTGGTGAATTAATAGGTATCCGGGCCAGTTGTTGTGACTCAGCTTATGTAGGCTCCAGCGAATTAGTTTTACACGGGGACTACAACGGCAAAGTCTACCAGCAGGAACAGACTAACCAGTTCGACGGCCAAGACATTCTGGCTGTATATGCAACCCCATTTTTTGATTACGGCGATACCGAGGTCAAAAAGACCATGCGTAAAGCCAATACATTTATTCGTGCTGAAGGCCCACTCACTTTGAACATGGCTGTGACCTACGATTGGGAAGACCCCAATACAGCAAAGCCAAGTTCGTATTCGCAGGAATCGTCAGGCGCACCAGTACGATATAAAGGGAAAAACATTAATTATGCCGGTACAAATATTAACTATGGGGGCACAGAAAAGCCCATCATTACAACGAGTTTGCAAGGCTCTGGTTACGCAACTCAACTTACCTTCGTTACTCTTGGCGATTTCAGCCCTTACAGCATCCAAGGTATTGTTTTTGAATTTAGCATCGCAGGGAGACGTTAATGGCGGGATATACTAGACAGTCCGTCGCGGACATTATCAACGGTGCGAATATTACCGCACCACCACTCAATGCAGAATTTAACCAGATTCTAGCCGCGTTTAATGCATCAACAGGACACTCACACGATGGATCGACGGGCAACGCCCCAAAAATACCGCTTACTACTTCCGTATCTGGTTATCTTCCTGTGGTTCACGGCGGTGTTGGCGGACGTAACAACACGACTGCCACGACCGACCCCACAAGCACCGATGATAACACTCAGGGGTACGCACCCGGCTCGTTGTGGATCAACGCTTCCACCGGTTATACCCATCTATGTCTCTACAATACGACGAATAACGCAAACTGGGTAACCCTAGTAGCCGCTAGTTTCGGTACAGGTATTATTGCACCGAAGGTCACAAACACCGTAGATATCGGTACTTCTACACTTCAGTTTAAAGACATTTATGTTGATGGTGTTGGTTACATCGATGACATCAACGCAGAGACTATGTCCAGCACAGGTAATACTGATGTTGGCGGCGCTCTTGCTGTTTCAGGTAACGCAACAGTAGGCGGCACTCTAGGCGTAACAGGCAACAGTACATTAGCTTCACTAGGCGTAACGACTACTCTTACAGTAGGCGGTGGCGTAGGTATTACTGGCGCTACAATCATGTCCGGCGACCTTACGGTTAACGGCAATACTATTATAGGTAATGCGGCGTCTGACACAGTAACCGTTACAGCCGATGTAGCATCTCACCTTATTCCTTCAGCAGACTCTACTTATGACCTTGGTGCAACCGGGTCTGAGTGGCGTGATCTGTATATCGATGGCACAGCGAACATTGACTCGCTTGTAGCCGACACAGCGGATATTAACGCTGGTAGCGTAGACGGCACTACAGTTGGTGCGGGTACACCCGCGTCTGGTAGTTTTGCAGGGCTTACAGCTACAGGTACAGTTAACTTCTCTGGCGCTACAGTATCTAATCTGGGCGCAGTATCTACAGCCGACATTAACGGCGGTACAGTAGATGGTGTTACTTTAGGTACCAACAGTGCAGTAACAGAAGCGCAGATCGACAATATCAATATTAACGGTAATGCGATCACCAGTACTAACTCAAACGGAAACATCGACCTTACCCCAGCAGGATCAGGCGAAGTTAACATCAGCAAAGTGGACATCAACAGTGGTGCTATTGACGGCACTACTATCGGTAGTTCTTCAGCTTCTAGTGGTGCATTCACAACAGTTTCAACAACAGGCCAAGCAACGCTTGCTACAGTAGATATCAACGGCGGTGCAATCGACGGTACAGCGATTGGTGGTAGTACACCATCAACCGGTGCCTTTACTACTATCTCAGCAACCACATACACAGGTGCTGTTACTGGTAACGTAACCGGCAATGTCACAGGTAACGTAACGGGCAACGTAACCGGGGATCTAACTGGTGATGTAACGGGTGACGTTACAGGTAATATCACAGCTAGTTCTGGTGTATCTACGTTTAACAATGTGGTCGTTAACGGTACTACTAACTTTACCGACACACTACTTACCAACGTAACTGACCCAGTTAACTTACAAGATGCGGCTACTAAGAACTATGTAGACACTCAACTTGCCGGGCTTGTAGATTCAGCCCCGGGCACACTCGATACATTGAATGAACTGGCCGCCGCGTTAGGTGACGATCCTAACTTCAGTGCAACAATTTCAGCGGAGATTGCGACTAAGCTACCGAAAGCCGGTGGTACGATGACAGGCGCAATCGCTATGAGTACCAATAAGATTACCGGGCTAGGTGATCCTTCAGGTAACCAAGACGCCGCTACGAAGACTTATGTCGATACTCAACGCGATACTCGTGTAGCTAAGACAGGCGACTCTATGTCTGGTGCCCTTGCTATGGGCTCAAACAAGATCACAGGTCTTGGTACTCCTACGGCTAATACCGACGCTACTACCAAGATATATGTCGATAACATTCTTGGTTCTGCTACGGTTGCCGCTACTTCAGCTTCTAACGCCGCTACAAGCGAAACTAACGCGGCTAATAGTGCTACAGCTTCGGCTAACTCGGCAACGGCTTCTGCTAACAGTGCCGCTTCTGCCGCCGCTTCATACGATCTATTCGATGACAGATTCCTTGGAGCTAAGTCTAGCGCACCAACTACAGATAATGACGGTGGATCTCTGGTTGTAGGTACTTTGTACTTTGACACGACTGCACAGATCATGAAGGTCTATGGATCTTCTGGATGGCAATCAGCCGGGTCAGCGGTTAACGGTACATCCGAGCGTTATACATACACAGCTACAAACAACCAAACTACGTTCAGTGGTGCGGATGATAACAGTAATGCACTTGGCTACGATGCCGGATTCCTTGACGTTTATCTGTCAGGTATTCGTCTCGTTAACGGTGTAGACTTCACTGCGACTTCAGGAACTAGCATTCAGTTAGCTTCTGGCGCGGCTACAGGTGATATATTAGAAGTTGTAACTTACGGCACCTTCGTCCTATCCAACCAAACACTAAACAGTCTGACTGATGTTAATACAGGTGGAGCAAGTACGAATGATATTCTTGCTTACAACGGTAGTACTTTTGTGCCTACTTCGACACCCACCACTACTGGCCTTACCATTAATGGTCATAAAGATAGCACTAATTTAACGATAGGTGCCCCACTCCATACAGTTGGGGGCGGAAGCCTTGCGGACTACAGTGAGATACTTTTTGATAACTCTTACTCTTCAGCAAACGCTAGTGGGAATGCATATATAAGACACCACGCCAACTCTCATAATGACGGCGAAGGTGCTTTATCTTTCGGAACAACCTCGGTAGGCGCAGTAACTAGCGAAGCATTAAGAATAGCGGGTAATAACGCCGTTTCATTGACAGGAAGTTTAACCCTCTCATCAAATGCCAATGCGATAAATATGGTAGACGCTTCGGGTGGTAGCACCAGAATGTTCATCTTGAACAGCGGTAATACTACTTATATTGGGCCTGTAGACCCTTACGCAGGGGGTCAGATCTTTTATGGTGCTAGTGCTGATGTAACTGGGCATGTCATGAATGTTGGGGGAGCAGACCGATTTAATGTTGGTAGCTCCGCCGTAGTAGTTAACGAAGCATCCGCAGACGTAGACTTCCGAGTTGAGTCAAACGACAACACACATATGCTGTTTGTGGACGGCGGAAATAACACGGTTGTTGTAGGCTCCGGCAGTATTTCTACCCCCTCCAATTATGATTTCTTATCATATAATGCTTCAACAAATGGTCGATCTGCTTTTGTTCACGGTGCTGGAGACGGCGGAATTGTAGTTTCTGGTGCGGCAGGGGGTTCTGCGGCATCCGTAATCTTTGGTAATAACTGGGGAACTAACGGATCTACTTTCAGCGAGGAGTGGCGTTTGTACATGAACGGTGCAGACGATACTTTGCAGTTCAATCACAGCGAAAACGCTACAAAAGCGATGGTGCTTACCCCGGCCAGCAAGGTAGGTATAAACGAGCCAAGCCCTGATTATCACCTCCATGTAAATTCTGGTACAAGCAACGTCGTTGCTAAGTTTGAGTCCACCGATAGTACGTCTGTTATTCAGTTTGTAGATCCTAATGGTAACTCTGAATTTGGCACATCAGGTAGCACGGCGCGTATTTCGCCCAATGGAAGCTATGCAGTTTTAGAAGCATCTCAGTCTGCGGTTGTAATTAATAACGCGGCCCAAGATTGTGATTTCCGTGTTGAGTCTAGTAATAATACACACAAACTCTTTGTAGATAGTGGCAATGACCGAGTTTATCTCGGGGGTCTTCCAACTGGTAATGTTGGAACTCATGGTGTAATCGCTAGTAGCCCCGGGCATCTTGGCACCGCTTTAGGAGATACCAAAAGAGTTTTCGCGATTCATGGAGAATCACAAAACCAAGATTTCCTCACTCACAGACTGCGTAGAATTACCGATGGTCAGTCAGGTTGGAACCACTCCGTTTGGGATATTACTCGTGAGATTGATAACACCGCCGACATATATAGGTATTGTACTTTTGGAATTGGTGAATTTGTAGTTAACGACCAATCCGGCAACATGGATTTCCGTGTGGAATCCGACAGTCACGAACGCATGTTAATTGTAGATGCTAGTACTGATCGTGTTGGTATAGGCGGGACTCCATCAAACACTTTAGATGTAAATGGTTCAGCGTCTTTCGGTAATACCTCTACGAACAACACCATTATACTTGATGGCAAACAAGATGGAACCGTAATAAAGTTTAACGCGGGGGGTTCACATCGCTTTGACCTTGATTGTCATGGAACAGGTACGGATTACTTGTCGTTTAATAACATTGACGCCACAAAGTATTTCACGATCTACAGAGGCACAGAGGTTGTAGTCAATGAAGATAGCACATCTCTAGACTTCCGCGTTGAGTCTAACAACAACACCCACGCGCTGTTTGTTGATGCAAGTGCCGATATGGTTAAAATTGGTACTGCTTCATACGTTGCATTCTCGGACGCACGGCTACAGGTAGAAGGCCCCGCGGCTGGCTGGGCTCTTGGATTAGATGTTAATTCGGCTGGTGCTGGGCATGGAGCTATCGGAATAAATGTAGCATCTGGAAGTACTTCAAGAGTTCTCCGAGTAGATAAAGCAGGAATAGGTACAGTTGGTTTTATCAATCAATCTGACAGCGGCCTTACCTACACAACTACATCTGACCGTCGCCTAAAAGACAACATCGAAACCATCACTAACGGCACCGATAAGCTGATGGCGATGAATCCTGTAACTCACACATGGAAAGCTGATCCAAATACAGGTGAAACAGTTCACGGCTTTATCGCACAGGAAATGCAAAACATCGTCCCCGAAGCGGTTTCAGGTGATCCTGATAGTGATGAAATGATGTCGATGGATTACGGGCGTATTACCCCGGTAATCGTAGCGGCTCTACAGGAAGCTAATAAAAAGATTATGGAATTAGAAAATAGAATTAATGAATTGGAGGGTAAATAATGTCGGCTACATTAGACCAATACGGCGTTAAAGACCATAGTTCTTCCGAGTCTATTGACTTAATAGGAACATATAATGCCAATACATATTATGACGTTGGCGTCCAACGAACAGATTTGTTTCACGGTATTTATATAATTTACGTTGAGGCGGATACTCACGCGACGGGTGTTTCTCAATATTCAACTGCGGCTGTAAGTGAGCCTATCGCGTGGAGTTCGACAGCTTCTAACAGCAACTCAAGATCTGCTATCACCTTCAGCTCATCTTTTATGGGCCACGCTCCAAATACCTATACTAACCCGAACAGCATGTTCTCAATGCATATTTCGCATGATTACGGCGTAAACGGCGCAATGCAACAATTACAAATTAATTTTGCCAATACAATGACGTTAACTAACGCGGCGGGTCGATATTTTAGAATTCGTATTTACAGGTATAAATAGGAGAAATTATGACCCAAGTTTATGTTTTATATAAAAATTCTACTACAAAATGTTTTTACGCGGATGACATGTCCGACGATTTGAAGACACAAATATTGTCAGAAAATCCCGGCTACTCTTTTTCTACTAACACTGTTGATATCCCAGAACCAAACGAGGACTACAGTAACGTAGTTTTTCCTCATCATGTCACTGTGGAAGACGGCGTAGCAAGAATTTTAACTGGTACTGAACTGGATGATGCAAACGCCGCTGACCTCGCGTTGTTTCGTTTGAATGAAGTCCGAGTACTTAGAAATAAAAAACTTACAGAAACCGACTGGTGGGCGGTTGCTGACAGAACAATGACTCAAGAACAAACTGATTACCGTCAGGCTTTAAGAGACATTACAGACACATATTCTTCCCTCGAAGACGCTGTGTGGCCGGATAAACCGGAAATTTAAACTAAGGAGAAAATTATGTCGATTACAATCGATTGGAAAGTAAATGACGTTGAATCTGTAATCGCAGATGGTGGCGTCACAAATGTTAAATGGCAGTGTTCTGCTACAGATGGCGAACAAGCCTACGCAGTAAATGGTGGCGAAGCTATACTAGAGCCTGATGCAACATCATCAGATTTTATCAGCTACGACGATCTTACTGAAAGCGTAGTAATGGGCTGGGTAAAAGACAGCTTAGGCGAAGAAGAAGTAGCCAGTATTGAAGAAGTGCTAACCGCGAAGGTAACAGCACAGATGAACCCTACCTCCCAAACAGGTCTACCTTGGTCTGTTGATGTAGTTGAAAGCAACCCGGAGTAAACAATGAGTAAAGCCAGAGATATTGCAGATTTAGATTTCAATAGCCCCGATATTGATGGTGGTAATATCGATGGCGCAGTCATTGGTGCTTCTACGGCGGCGGCTGGTACTTTTAGTGGGCTTACTGTAAATGGTAATGCCACTATAACGGGCGCTGATATTGATATTTCTAGCCTCATTAGACACATAGGGAACGTCGGTACCTACATTGGTTTCCACGGGAATGATTTGTGGCGTGTCGTAACTGATAACGTAGAAAGATTTGAAGTCAGCAATACTGGGGTTATTATTAATGATACCGGGGTAGCCGCTGACTTCCGCGTAGAGTCTAACAACAACGTGAATATGTTGTTTGTTGATGGAACGAATGATCGGGTTTCCGTTGGTATGTCTGGGGGTCTTCAAGCCTTTAACGTGAAAGGCCATATGCAGTTTAACCACCCGGGCAGTGAAACATTCGTCAAGATTGTTGGGCCGGATAACAGAGACCTGAAAGTTGAACTCCGCGCCAACGATGACAATGACGCTTTTATAATTACAGATGACCGTGAGGCAGATTCGGAGAGGCTAACTGTCAATGCTGGGGGTGAACTTGTAGTTAACCAGACCGGAGCGAATTACGACTTCCGTGTGGAGTCAAATAATAACGACCACATGCTTTTCGTTGATGCTGGTAATGACCGTGTAGGAGTTGGGCAAGATACCCCTCTAGAACGTCAACACATTTATTTAAATGATAATAATATCAATCACCACACCCAAGGCGGGGTAGACCCGGATATAGCGGGTGGCCTAAAAATCGAAAACAATAATTCTACTGTTGGTTCTTACGCTGGCGTGATGCTCCGCTCACATGATGCGGATGCCAAAATAACAATGTCATATCAGGGCACGAACACCGGAAATCTGTATTTCATGGTCGATACCCCTAGCGGCACTATGCGAGAGAGATTAGTTATTAAAGACGGGGAGACTGTATTTAATGACGATAGCACAAACCAAGATTTCCGTGTAGAGTCTGACAGCAACACTCACGCTTTGCTTGTAGATGCTGGCAATAATTTTGTTTCTGTAGGCAACACGGTTGTAAACCCTGCCAGTGGCTTTTCTGACCAGCATGGTTTTGGTGTAGACGCCCTTAACGGCGCTGTGCAAATTTCCTCTGATAGTGTTCCTTTACAGATTAACCGAACCTCAACAGGTGGTGCCAACGGAGACGTTATGGTTTTCCGAAACGGAGGCACTGTTCGCGGAACAATAGCCTTGGAGTCCACCGACAACTTAATGGTTTCTGCTTCTTCTGGAGGAGGATCAGGCTTACTTTTCTGGGGTGCAGGAGGGACAACTCCTGTTATATCTCCCGCAAAAGAGGGATCTGTTATTGACGGTCAAGTCGCTTTAGGTAGAGCTAATGAGAGATTTTCTGATCTCTACCTTTCAGGTGGTTTGTATGTAGGTGGCACCGGTTCAGCCAACAAACTCGAGGATTATGAAGAAGGCACTTGGATTCCTGAATTATCCTTTAGCGGAACGGCCGCAAATTCCCCGAGTTGGTATCAAGCCAATTACACCAAAATAGGTCAGCGGGTATTTATTGATGTTAGGATGTCTTGGGCGGGAGCCACTAATTCTTTAACAACAGGAAACGCAAAAATTACTCTACCTTTTACGGTTCTCAACAGTACTAGCCACACACAGTGGGAAGCTGTTTTAAATTTCTATACTTTAGCGTCCCAACCATTAGCAACTATGGTTCCTGTAGCTTCTGACGCCGGAGGTGGAATTATTTTTGCTCGTCAAATGGGTACTACAGACCAAGTT